TTTGAATTATCAGTATCAACAACAGGTGGGTCAAAGACCGGGCAAACTCTAACCTTCCAAACACCTGCGTATGAGATTTACAAGAAGCCAAAGATGACGCCGATGCCGATTCCGCGTATGGGTCATCACTATGTCACACCAACAATGGCTATGTTACCGGGTCATTGGGCGCACCCTGCATACCAAGCCGTGTACGACTTACACCGCGCTTGCCGGTCATCTACGACACCATTGTTGGAAAGACAGTTGATGGATGCACAGGGTAAGACGACGCTCAAAGCATCTGTAGCATCATCTGTTACAGACCAATTCTCCGGTCACGACCCACCTATGAATTTCAGTTCTCTAACTGCTACACCATCAGGCCCAAGCGACATACACGGAGGTGCGTTTACCTTGATGTTTGAATCAAAGGTTCGACACGACGGATATGGAATTTTAGCATCAAAAGGACAAGCAGGTGTCATCAATAGCAAGGGTGGGCATACCATTGTTTTGGAAGCCGCCGCTAATTACACACTCGACAATCACTTCCCCGACCCATCAGAAGTTGGTGCGTATCAAATTGTCATACAGCCAAATCTACACACCTCACAACTAACAGGATTCCACGAAAATGGTGGTGCTACTGCACTACCGGATGGGTCCGTCGAAGAACTCACCAACCAACAGGTTGCTTTGGTCATAGGTATGAAGCAAGCCGATAGCACACGCGGTGCTGTAGCACTTGTATTGGCTGAAGCAACGATGGCCGATGTGCGCGGGTGCGAGGTGTTCATCAATGAACTAATGATTGACCTTGACCCTGACCACGGCTCACAATTTACCAACATACCACCTCTTCTCACGTACAACGCATTGGGTGTGCAAGGCACGGAATCACCTGCGTTTACACGTGCCAACTCATTCCCATACCACCCCGGTATGTTTGCAAACTCCACACCCGGATTTACAACAAACATTCCGTGGTGGTCAATACTTCACAAAACTGGTATAGGAAGCGGTGTTACTGATGACATAGGCCATAGGCATTTGTCGATATATCGCTTTGATGACTATTATCAGTTTTGTAGAGCAAATTATGGTTCTATTTCATCGCAATTGACACTCGCGGGTTATCCGAGTATTTACCCCGATATTTATTCACCAATATTGGAAAATCGCAGTTTGAATCCAAGTGCCGTGGTTACTGATATTGATGTAAACGGTAAATCAGCATGGACAGCCAATTCCGCCTTTACGGGTGTTCAAGTTGACGATGGAAGAAATTTCATGCAAGAGCCGTATTTCGGTCAAAAATTAGAGTATATTGATAATAATGGAAGAAGACAATCTAAATCATACACCATACGTAGTGGTGTAGAAGTAGGTGTAAAAAACACCGCTAACGTGTTTGCTATAGAAGCAATATCAGGTATCGACAAAGACGACACCTTCTATGCTAATTTGGAAGTAGGTATGACGATACGTTTGACACGTGCGTATGATTTCAAACCAGCGGGTTCAATTTTCACTGATGCAAAAACAAGCATCATCACACGCACATTACCACAGACGCTCCAAGGTAGTCGAGATACTAATTCTCTCCACATGGCCGATGCATTCCTTTCTCTTTGGCATCCGAATCTTGGTCGTCCACATACATTTTACAGTGACAGTAGTAGAACTTGGGCCACACCTGCAAGTGACCGTGCTGTAGATGCAAAACCATACAACATGATGCCTGAACATTTTGAAACAATTCACTACCATGATGGAACGTACTATGCGAGCATGGGTCCATTTGGGTTGCTTATTCAAACACCCAAACCGTCGTATAGATACATCAATAACGCGGGTTCACCAACACTTGTAACAAGTGTAACTACAGCCGGACATTTACATACAATACAGCATGATACAGTAAGTGCGGCTATATCGGTAGGCACATATGTTACTATCAATGGAAAAGCCGTTGGAACAGTGTACGCATCTACAACCACTCAAATACAAATTGCACAGCAGAATATACCAACAATCAATGTTGGTGATGAAATCTTTGTTGGTGGGGATGGTACGTTACTTGAGGGCAATGCTACTCATGCGATTAGTGGACTCGCATATCAAGGTGGGCAATTCGATGGAAGTGACGCGCAAACTCAAACTATGCTCAACAAGTTTTGGCCTTGCGGAAGTCGCGGTGGGCCTCTTGTAAGTCGTTTGGATGGATATGCGTATGTATCTACAGCATGGTCATATCCTGAACAATATGACTACAATGCACCTGTTTGGTCAGACCAAGACGATGATGGTTCATACGCTGTATCAAGTGGCATTACCAAAGCAGATTATTCATCTACACATGGTGGTGGTGGAAGCACAAGACCACGACCATTCGGTTACAGATATGGTTTGAGACAACCATACAATCGTCCACAATGGAGCATGTACGGTGCGCGAGGGTTTGTGGAAGCAAACGCAGGTGGTAGCAGCGGCACTACATTTGTACGAGGTTACAAACACGGACCGCTCGTACAAGAAGAAACACAAACTTGGACTTACACAGGTGGTTCGGGTTTGTCAAATGCAACTTACCCAAGCACTTACGTTGGTATAATGGAACGAAAAACCAACTTCAGTGGTATGCTTGCTGGTGATAAATCAGAGTGGCAAGTTAGATACAGTGAAGGGCGTCGAATGACACGACCGTTCGGTTGCCCCGTTCGTACACTACGAAATACAAACAACGTTGCACGTGATTGGTGGGGTGAAGGCGAAGGAAAGAACCTCTCTACAATCGACCAAATCGCAGGTTACTACATTGTAGATTGGTGGGGCAACACACGTGGTGAAGATGTTAGACGATACCCCGTTCGTGGTTTTGGTATCAGACCTGCATGGGATTGTGGAAACGCATATGAGTATGACCGAACGAATGGTCGAACACCATTTGAGAGAATCTTAAACGACGAGAAACCAATTTTCAACATGAAGAATGTTGTCGCATGGAACGGTACTACGGTAAGTGTGTCAAGTAACTACACACTACCACGATTTGGTGGTACGATGAACGATGACAATAACAACAACACTGACAAATTGGTTGATGTGTTTGCTCCAACTCGTTCGATGCGTATTGGAGATATGGGTAACGGGCGTGGTGTACGTTACCCGACAATGTTCAACGAAGATGTACTAACTGCACTTGACGAACCTACTCGCTCCACCGGTTTGGTGTTATCTCACAACACAGCCGAGCCGCCCGTATCTGACGGTTACATCAGACCACGAAACGATACTTTACAAGCAGATGAAATTACCCGTGGTATCAGTAACAAATTGGATATTGCCGAAGATGGGTTGTTGAAACCTGAAGCAGTAGTCAGTGACCGAATAGAAACCATTTCAGGTGCATCACCACACAAGGACCCAATCAGCCGTTCGTCACCACGTATCGGTATAGATGCTGAAAACGACCAAGCCACTGAAGCAAACCTTGTTGTCATCAACACAGAAGCACACAGCCTCCACACCGACCGCAACGTAGGACAACGTATCGTATTGGAAGGTGGTTTGCAATCAGGCTCACAGACACTTGCTCACTACGACTTAACCGACCTCACCTTTGCGGGTCAGCCACAAGGTGGTGTTATGCGCTTCAGCCACACCAATCCATTCACCGTCTTGGGTGGAACGTATATTCTTGAGGCACGTAACTATCTCAAACATATTGATGACACAGGTTGGACAGCACTCCCAACATCAGGTATGGTTCTTTGGTTAAAAGCCGATGATTTGGACCTCGCCGATACTGCGGCTGTGTCACAATGGAATGATGCATCAGGAAACGGTCATCATGCTACACAAAGCACAGCAAGTGACCAACCGAGTTTTGTAGCATCGGACACAGATTTTAACAACCAACCTCATGTACACTTTGATGGTAATGATGAACTCGCAATACCATTTAGTGCAGACTTGAATCCGAACAACATGACGATATTTATAGTCGCAACAGTCGATTCTGATACCGGAACATATCAGGGCGTCATTAACAACTACACTTCAAACACAGGGTGGTTACTTTACGCAAGAATGACCGGCGCTACTAATTATTGGCAAGTTAGAACTGGAACAGGTTCTGGTCAAACGACAATCAATGCGGCTTCTGATAGTGTAGTACCCAATACACCGTCTATCGTCACTTTCCAAATATCAGGTAGTGATGGCTCAGGTGGAGGAACTACAGTTCAGACACTATCGGTGAACGGTGTTTCTGCCGCTACATCCAGTGCAGTATTTACCAAGAAATCCAGCACTTCTAATACACCCATTTTGGGTCAAGTAGGGTCATTCCAATTAACAGGACAAATGGCAGAAGTAGTGATGTTTAACCGCGCTCTTTCGACGGAAGAAACAAAACAAGTAGAAGGTTATCTCGGTACAAAATATGGTATCAGCGGCACAGCCGGATTCAAGACAAGCAATCCGTATGAAACAGCGGCATTCCCGGCTGTCTTAAGCCAAACAAACTACGGCGACAAGAGTGTGAAATTCCTTGTTCGGCCTGTACGTATGCTCGACAAGCAACACGTTGAGATTTTCCGACCAAACAATTCACTTCACAGTAGTTCACCGCAATACGGTTCGACCGCTTACAGTGCAACGGCAGGTGGTAAGTATGGCGTGTTCGCTTACGAGATGCCGAATGCACGTGCATCATCTGTGTACATGCGTGGTACTAATCCTGATACGAATCCACCTTACGCACCTGTGTACAGAATCGTACCGGGTGTCAGCGACAGCGTGCCTGTTAGTAAGGGGCCGAAACTGCTCGGTTCGGGCATGGCTGACTTTGACAAGACAACCATCGGAACCACAGTCAGTCGATTGGTCATCAGCGAGAATACACTCCAACATCACCGTTCAGATGCCGCTCGCCGAAGAACTGTAGTCGATGACGACGGTGTAGAAACACGTGCAGATTACAACGTTCAGCCAAGGTTTAGTCAGTCTTTGCATCCTAAAGGCCATAAAGGAGATGTGTCCTTCAATTCATCAGACCATAGTGGTGATGCCGCATGATGCCGATGGACGACGCTTGGGGTTACCTTGAAAAGAAACTTTGTCCTGAAGGAAAAGCGGCGGCAAAACGTAAGTTCAAAGTTTATCCATCAGCCTACGCAAACGGTTGGGCTGTACAATACTGCAAGGGTAAATTCCGTAAAAAGAAGGGGAAGAAGAAATGAAACTAAAACGTAAATCTTGCTGTTGCGGTGGGACTGAAAAAACACCTTGTGTATGCATGATGAAAGGTGTAATGAAATGTTCAATGAGCGCTCCTAAATGTCCATGTTATGCTTTACTTGATAAGCAACAAAAGAAAGCAAAGAAAATTTCTAAGATGATAGCAGTTAAGTGATATAATGACTGAAGTTCTTGTCCGTAAAAATTTGAACCGATGGTTCAAGGAAAAATGGGTGGACGTATCACGTAAGGACAAAGATGGGAAACACCCACCATGCGGTCGTTCCAAAGCAAAGAAGGATAGTAAGGGTTATCCTAAATGCAGACCTAGTGTAAAGGTCAGTAACAAGACTCCGAAGACAAGCGGCTCTATGACAGAGGGACAGAAGCGTGCCGCAACCAAACGCAAGCGTTCTAAGAAACAAGGTGTGGGTGGTAAACCCACGATAGTAAAGATGGTCAGGGTGATTTGATGAGTGATGAATTTTGTGATTGTTGTACTCCGGGTGAGATGGCATTTGAATTTCTCAAGGCGAAGAAGAAGAAACCATTCCACGGTTACAACCCAAACAAACACAGTCGTAAGGGTGGACTGAATGCAAAGGGTCGAGCCGCCGCCAAGCGCAAGACAGGCGCGAATCTGAAACCACCTGTCACAACCAAGCCAAGTAAACTCAAGCCCGGTTCCAAGAAGGCCAAGCGACGCAAATCATTCTGCGCTCGTATGTCAGGTGTGAAAGGACCGACAAGTAAGAAGGGTAAGATGACACCGAAAGGTGCGGCGCTCAAGAGATGGAACTGTTGATGCATTATGACATTGATTACTGATACAGCCGTAGGTCGTTTCAGTACCGATGTCAATGAAGTCATGGACCACGTGCGTAAGCCTGTGTTCGTGGACAACGCTATCCATCATGCACGTGTAGAGGTGACTACAGACGGTAAGAACAAAGTCACTATAGAAAAGAACAATGCGACAACATTCAAGGTCACACCTGAACGTAAATACAAAATTGTCGAAGGGGAATCATCTCTACAGGTCACCCACAATTTAACACCCGGACACAATTATACCGGTAACCCGTTCTATAGCGATGACAAAATATCAGATTCAAATCAACCTGACCTTTTGTTCAACGCAGATGTGATTTCACAACGGTTAGCACCATCCAGCAACACCACCAGCACGACAGGTAGAACGTTGTTTCTTCAAAATATGAAGAATCAGCGAATTTCAGATGTGGGTTTTTCGGGTGATAAAGTGCATTTTGCCAGCCCTATCGACGTTGGTTTAAGAACTACAGATTTAGCGTTGTTAATGGGCAAGGCCACTAATGGAGAAAATATTTCTATCAACATTGGACCGCCGCTTGCTGCTACAAATGCATCACAAAATCGCCGCCATCATTCCACACGGTATGTAGCACGCGACTTTAGAAATGTCAATCTCGGTACAGCATTGAAATTTATTTCAAGACACGACAAACGTATGACGTTGTTTGATAAATTTGGTAACTTGATGTATGTACCAATGAAATTTGCTGATTCAGAAAAAGTTGTGAATAAAAATTATCGCGTGGGCGATGTACAAGAAGACCCTATAGATGACATGCCAAACAGAATACTTGTTGAGGGTGCATCGAGGGCTTTGAACGACACAGCACATGCAATTATCAACGATGCAGAAAAACAAGCGGGTGCTGAAGGCACGATGATAGAACAAACATCTGCAATCAAAGACATCACAGTAAACACCAAACAAGGTGCGAAGAGATTAGGACGACAAATCCTCTTAGCAAATGCAACACAAAAGGGTCGTGTAACATCTAACGGACACCCGAGACTTACAAATGTAAGGCCGGGTGATACCTTGTATTACGACGGGGTAACAAAAACTGTGATGGAGGTACGACACAATTTACCTGAAGCGACCAGTGACCTTGTGTTAATGAACATCGACACAGGACTTGAAGGTGTAATATCTGATGTAATGGAGGGGATGGTTATCGAAGATACTACAACAGCGCCTGACACTATCGTACAAAAACAAACAATTGATTTATCGTTTTTCGGACAAATCAAACTTCTTTGTACACTTAACATTCAAGTAAGAGAAGTCGGTACAAGTGGTATGCTCTTGGGCGGTACAAAGGGTACAAAAACGAGGGGGAAGATTGGTGGTAATGGTTTAGGATTAGGCGCTGTAAAACGCGGTGTAACCAATATCAACAAACAAATAATACCGGAGGAACTCTAACATGCCAGTATCTAATCATCTACGTAGATTGCTCACGAAGACAATCGCAGACAATATCAACGAAGTTACTCTCGGTTTTGATGGTACTACTGCCACATCATCCGATGGTGCGGCGGGGCGACCTGCTATCACGCTCACACCTACAGTCACAATTATTGACGATGATACATTATTGGTCGAAGCCATTCTCCCATTCGCTGATTCATTCGATGAAACTATCAAGGAAGTCTATGTCCAATTCC